ATATTGTGGTTCCTATGGGTAATGATTCTGCTAAGGATGAGTCACACATTTCGTGGGCAATCTTCTTTGCCGTCCTTGTGGTGTGTCTTGTGCTAGTTGTTGCAATTCCTGCGCTGGCAATTATGTACGGCGATATGTCAAACGCTACTGCTATGGCGATGGAAGAAACAAGGAAGATGCGTGAGTTGCGCATAAAAATGATGTTGGAAATACAGGATCGATAATAGACAGTAACTTTTGCATAAAAAGGATAATGATGCTTACAATCTTTTCAACTTTTGTGTCGTTTCTGATGGGAGGATTGCCTAAGCTTCTGGATTTCTTTCAAGACAAGTCAGACAAGTCACATGAGCTAAAGCTTGCTCAAATGCAAACTGAGCGTGAACTGCAATTAGCCGCCGCAGGATACGTAGCACAGCAGCAGATTGAAGCCATTAAGCTTGATGAGATAAAGACTCAATCTGCTTCTGCGGAGAAAGTCTCGCTAATCGACGCACAATCTGCGGAGATGCAAGCTATCTACGCGCACGACACTAGCCTAAGTGAAGGCACATCCAAGTGGATGAAAGACCTCCGCGCTTCAGTGCGCCCTGTGATTACCTACGGGTTCTTTTTCCTGTTGGTTGGTATTGATGCTGTGATCGCTTACAAAGGTCTTACAACTGGCGTGGATTTTGTTCAGTTAGCGGAACAACTTTGGGATGATGAAACTCAGGCTCTGTTCGCTGCAATAATCAGCTTTCACTTCGGCGGTAGGGCGTTTGGAAAATGATAAGCCCAAAGGCTTTGGCAATGATTAAGCATCATGAGGGGGTAAGGAATAAACCTTACCGATGCCCCGCTGCACTGCACACAATCGGCGTGGGTCACGTACTTTATCCAGAGCAAGCAACGCTCACTATGGAAGACCGGATTAAATACCCGATTAAACCTGAAGACAACCGCGTATTTACAATGGGAGAGGTAGATGCCATACTTGCAAAAGACCTTGAGCGTTTTGAACGCGGAGTTCTTAAATATTGTCCTACTGCTGGTAGCCGCCAAGCTTGGCTGGATAGTTTGGTCAGTTTTTCCTTCAATCTAGGCTTAGGAACTTTGCAACGCAGCACACTACGGCAGAAGCATAACCGCGGTGATTATGCGGGTGCAGCCGACGAGTTTTTAAAGTATTGCAAAGCTGCTGGAAAGGTTCTACGTGGTCTTGAGAACCGTCGCAAAGATGAACGAGTTTTATACTTAGGAGCATGAGATGAAAACTTCACCCGGTCTTTATGCAAATATCGCAGCCAAGAAAAAACGCATCGCTGCTGGTTCTGGTGAAAAAATGCGCAGTGTAGGTGCAAAAGGCGCTCCTACAAAAAGTGATTTTATTAATTCAGCAAAAACGGCTAAACCTAGAAAAACGGCAAAGTCTCGTAAGGGGTAAGTAAATGCCGCTCAAGTCATTGCGTTTCAAGCCGGGGATCGTCAAAGAAGTTACCTCGCTATCCAATGAAAATGGGTGGTTTAACGGTGACAAGATACGCTTTCGTTTTGGTTTTCCGGAAAAGATTGGCGGATGGATTCGCTTATCTGACGTTACCTTTTTAGGAACGTGCCGTTCCTTGTGGAACTGGACTACGCTCAATGGTAATAACTTACTGAGTGTTGGCACAAATCTCAAGTTTTATATTGAAGAAGGTGGCGCGTTTTACGATATCACGCCACTTCGCGCTACGGTTAATCCGATGCTTGGCGCACAACCTCCTGCTACAGGCAATCCTTTTACTACCAATACAACGAGTGGCACAGCCAATAGGGTATTGGTAACAGACAATAACCATGGTGGTTCTACTGGTGACTATGTAACTTTTTCTGGCGCTACGTCGGTAGGTGGGTTGAGTCTAAATAATCAGTACCAGATAACGTACGTCAACACTAACCAGTACACCATTATTGCATCAGCTAATGCTACTTCTGTGGCTACTGGTGGTGGTGCGGCAGTTATTGCAAAGTATCAAATAAAGATTGGTCTTCCGGTATACGAGCAGCTTACTGGTTGGAATGCTGGATCATGGGGCGGAACCGTGGACAACGAACCGATCACGTTGTTGGATGGTGCGATTAATAGTTCTGTTACTACAATTGTAGTAGATAGCACTACAGCGTATGGGACTCCCGGAACAATACTAATTGATAATGAATTAATTACGTATACAGGTAAGACTTCTACTTCATTTACAGGTTGTGTACGTGGAGCTTCTGGCACAATAGCCGCGTCTCACATAGACAATACGATTGTTTATGATGCCCATGCGTATGGTGCTTGGGGCCAATCGTATTCCGTGGGCCAAGGTCAGCAGTTGCGTCTTTGGAGCCAAAGTAACTACGGTCAGGATTTGGTGTTTAGCCCACGTGGTGGTGCTTTGTATTACTGGCAACCAAGTGGCAATGTAGTGGCTGCGGCGGACACAGTAGGTGCACTAGTATCTGGTACGGATGTTCCCTCTAAAATAAATCAGGTGATGGTATCTGATGCAACACGAATCACCATTGCATTTGGCTGTGATGATTACGGTGCGTATGGGACCAAGGTCCAAGACCCAATGTTAATTCGTTGGTCTAATCAAGAGAGTGTAACGGAATGGACTCCTGCGGCAACTAATCAAGCGGGCAGTTATCGTTTAAGTCGTGGATCAGAAATTGTAGAAGCAATACAAACACGTCAAGAGATTTTGGTGTGGACAGATGCTGCGTTGTACGCGATGCAATACCTAGGCCCTCCGTTTGTGTGGGGCTTTACGATTGTAGCTGACAATATTTCTATTGTTTCTCCTAATGCAGCCGCAACGGCTAACAATATTACGTACTGGATGGGTACGGATAAATTCTACTTCTATTCTGGTAGAACAGAAACGCTTCCTTGCGCATTACGTCGTTATATCTTTGACGATATAAATATGTCGCAGTCGTATCAGTTCTTAGCTGGCACGAACGAAGGCTTTAATGAGGTGTGGTGGTTCTATTGCTCGGCAGACTCTACGTTAATCGATAGGTATGTGGTGTTTAACTACCTAGAGAATTCGTGGTACTACGGTAACTTATCGCGGACTGCGTGGCTTGATAGCTCATTACGTAAGTCGCCTATTGCCGCAACGACTACGCCCGACAGTTTTATTTTGCAGCATGAGACAGGTGTGGATGATGGAGCTACTTCTCCTCCTACACCAATTACAGCGTACATTGAATCAGCTTACTTTGATATTGACGATGGCGATTCATTTTCGTTTGTGCGCAGATTGTTGCCTGATGTGACGTTTGAGGGATCTGATGTTACGTCTCCTCAAGTGGCATTTGAATTAAATGCATTGCAGAACAGTGGCTCAGGCTACAACTCTCCTGCTTCGTTAGGTGGCAGTAATTCTGCGGATGTTGTAAGAACAGCTAGTGTCCCAGTAGAGAAATTCACAGGGCAAGTATTTATTCGTGTGCGTGGTCGTGAGATGGCAATTAAAATCTCTTCCAATAGCTTAGGTACACAGTGGCAGTTAGGTACGCCACGTATTGACATTCGTCCGGACGGTCGTAGATGACGACATCTATCATAACTATTGAGGGGGATGTTTTAACGCAGACTACTCCTCCTGCTTTGCCTCATGCGCCTGATCAGTACAGTCGTCAGTACCACGATCAGATGAATAACGTGCTGCGATTGTATTTCAACACCCTAAATAATTTGCTGAGTCAACTTATGGCTAATACATCATCGTTACCCGTATCAATAGGTGGCACTAACACAGATGCCTTTGGTCGGCTGCGGGTAAGCCAGCCATACACACTGTTTGATAGCCAAAGTAGGTTTGCTGCCGATAATCAATTTGATACAGCATTAACTGGTACTGGTTCTTCTACTTTTAATACTAATCAAAGTAGTGTTAGTTTGGCGGTAACAGGCGGTGGGGTAGGATCGGCAGTGCGTCAGACGTATCGCGTGTTTCCGTATCAGCCCGGTAAAAGCTTATTGGTATTAGCTACGTTTGTCATGGACAACGGAACATCAGCTAATTTAAACCAAAAAGTTGGATACTTTAATAC